GGGGTTCGCCAAAGTAACGTCCAAAGACTGAACGTAGTGCCTTTGCAGAATAGTTTAAGTTCTCTTCTAGTCGTTTAAATCCACCAGATTCGTGGGCGCACTGACTTAGAAAGTGTGCAACTCTGCGTTCTGTTGTGATGCCATATTTGGGTAGCAACTCATACAGTGCATCATACCAATCATCAGCATCAGCAGAGATGATTTCTTGTAGATGTTCTTTGGTAAAATCGAATTCAAAACTCATATTATCTCCTACTATTGTTTTACAAATTCATCATTCCAACCAAATGCTTCCTTAACAACTTCTTTGGAAAGTCCTTTGTACACTTGGTGTAGTTTCTTGTCCTTAGCATCAACTATCAATTGAGCTTCAGACTTGTGCAATCCTTCAAGCAGTTGAATAAACATATTCTCACGCTTAAATTGCGGCAGTGTATCATCACCGCCCTTCACGAAACGATACAGTTTTTTTGCTTCCCTACGCAAAACTGTATGTTCTGTACCCTCTTCTGCTTCATTCTCTTTGAACGGTACATCACCTTCTGGGATTAGCCATTCAATGTTTGGATCAAATGAGGATTTGATAACCATGCGTAGAGAATCATGGTCATTTTCTCGTAGGATTTGGATTTTCTTATCCTTAGTTTTTGCGTTATGAACTTTCTTTAGAACCTCAGAAAGTAGAGGGGTGTACGTTTGTACTGCCATATCAGAAATCTCCAATGTCATTCATAAGGTTCTTCAACCTTTTTTGTATAAAATAATTTAGTAGTTTTGATCTTTCACCTTTTGGTGGCTTCTGGTACTCTTCCAAAATAGTCACCTTCAAGTCACTTGGAATGCAATCCAAATCAATCAAAGTTTTGTTGCGTTGATAATTTCTCATCATCTCCTCTGTACAAAAATCTTCTGGTTCAAGGTCAACCCAAGTTTCCAGTTTCTTTTTGGCAAGAGGTTTCTGCCGCAACTCATCAACAAAGGTATTGTCTGATGATAAGAAGTTTGGAATACCATCACTTCTATCACCCTTCAATATATGTTCTTTAATATATAGACGAGGGTCTTGGCCATTAACAAATTTCTTTAGAACAGGCGAGTACTGCTTTACGAAAGAGTGTTTCTGCAATTGGATAAAGTCTTTATCCCCTGAGAGTACTAACACCTTTTCAAAAGCATTAGGTGTTGTCGAAACATATTCTACAATAGTAGCAATACAATCGTCAGCCTCTGCGCCTTCTACTTCTAAAACTTTGTATGGGAAATTATCTCTGATTTCGTCACGAATGTTGTTGAGTGTTTCAAAGATTAGATTCCAATCTAATCCAGATGCTTCTCTGTCTTTTTTACGATTAGACTTGTAATTGGGGAAGTAGTCTCTTCTCCAATACTTTTTGCTATCGTAACAAAGAACAAGTTCTCCATATTCTTCACCAAACCTAGAACGATACATTCTAAGAGAGTTCAAAACCATATGGCGAACTAGATTTTCATCAACATCATTTTTTCTTTTAGAACCAATCTGCATCATAAGATTACTGATTGTGACTTGGTTCATATCAACTAGTATCATGTATTCACCTTTTTCATAGTATTATATAGTATCCTAAAAAGAACTAGTTGTCAATAGATTTTAGAATGGTGCTGGTTGAGAGACTCGAACTCCCGGCCTGAGGTTTACAAAACCCCTGCTCTACCAACTGAGCTAAACCAGCGTTATTCTTCTTCACTAACTTCTTTAGAGATTTCTGCAACGAAATCTAAATCAACTCCCTATTCTATACCTCTATCATCTTTACTTACACTTGTCACCATGTCAATAAACTCTTGAAGAGGGTGAACCATGCCCAAATCCCTGTAGATGGTGGATTTAACCAACTCAACCAAGAAGGAAGTATCTCTAATAAAGGGTTCAGCATCTACGTTCATCCCATTCTCTGCCATATTATGTATCATGTTCACAATGAGGGCTTCACATAGATTTTCTGTATAGATAATATTCTCACGAATCTCATGTGCCTTATTATCAACTTTGATACCATTTGGCAACTTACTTTTCTTGGGGAATTGTATTACCTTTCCCTCTCCATTATCGTTTGGCACCACGAGTTTCCTCTTCCATTTCCCTAGTCCATTCGGTCTGTAAATCAGGATACCAAGTCCCGATATTCCGTTTTGGTGTACCGTCTGGATGATATGCCATCACCAAACAAATACTTTTGGTTTTGTGTTCTTGGTACTCGCCCCAAAACATATCTAACCAAGTTCCAGTTTTAAGATATGTTTCCATGTTGCGAACATATCCCTCATGGATCATTTGTTTCGCCAACGCACCTTTAACATTACCTCTTGCATTCTTACGTTCAGCAGAGGCAAGTTCTTTTTGCGTCTTAATCCACTTCTTCACATTCTTGTGATTCCAAGGATCACTGTCTGGGCGAGCAAGAACGTCTGGATGAATAGACTTATATTCTGGTGGATTTTCCTTCATTCGTTTTTCACGAGCGATACGCAAGCGCTCCGCAGCTGCTGCCTTTTGTTCGGCAGACATTGGTTTTCTGCGTTTGCGTGGTTTGGGAAGAGTTGAGTCATTTTCAACTCGCACGTTTTTGCGTGCCATATCATCACCTATATCTAGTTAGTATCCAAGTTCTTCTCTGCGTTTTTCCATCTTACGTTTGTACCTACGAGTTGCAGCCGCTTTCGCCTTTCTGCGTTTCGTTCCTTTACTTTCATAGAAAGAACGCTCTCGTAGTTCTTGAAACAAACCTTCTCTGATTAGTTTCTTTTTAAGAACACGCAAAGCACCATTAAGATCATCGCCCCTTACTTGGACGGCAAGTCCCTTTGGTTTTTCATTATCTATTTTTTTCCTATACATAGTTTCCTCAATAGTTGGCCTGCCCTGAGGGACTCGAACCCCCGACCATCTGCTTAGAAGGCAGATGCTCTATCCAGCTGAGCTAAGGGCAGATATCAACTCAACTGTACCTATTTTTGAAATCTTAGGGAATAGGTTCGCCCATCATGCTTGAACGTAACAGTTGAATGACTATACACACTGTGCGTACTCACTTCGTAGGTTGTCACATCCTTGCAAACTTGTTCTTCTCTGTATCCAACAATCTGTTGTTTTTTATTCTTTTTGTCAGCAGCAATCACACCACCAAGTACTGCGCCTGCAGCTGCACCATTATCTTTTCCTGTTGCACCTTTACCAATAAGACCACCAATAATCATACCTGTCAATACATCCGTTCCACTCGCTCCAGGCCCGACTTGCCCATAGATAGGAACTTGAACCACTTCGCACGATTGATATGTGGTAGGCACTCTCTTAGTTACATCCTTATAATGGTCTTGCACTACTTCACCAAATGCTGGTGTGCATGCTGCCAATCCAAATGTAACTGCTGTTACTAAATGTTTCATTTAAACCCTTACTCTACTATCTCCATCACAAAATCACCAGTACCAAATAACTCGTACCCACCTTCACAGGCAGTGATTTTGACAACGGTTTCCAACACGGCGCTCATTACCTTTGCAGCACCGATAGCTTCTTCGATTGTTCCGTATGTCATTTCATAACAAACCTTTCTTACGAATCACGAACAACATGATAATATTACCAAAATTTCTAACACTTGTCAAGAGGTATTAGCTCTTTATCACCATTTTTTTGAACAATCACTTTTATATAGTTCCCCTGTTCCAAGGTGTCTAAAGTGTGTTCGATTACATCTTCAACCTTCTCTTTTCGCCCAATCCACTTACCGTAATAATAAAACCCTGCAAGCATTACTGTTGCTAAAATTGAATGTTCGATACCTGTCATTTAGAATTCCCTTCTGGTGTTGTCGTTAGAATATTTATCCAACTAATTCTACGTCATCACAGAATGTTTGTTCAAATACTGAACACAAATTATCATAATCACCAGACTTCATTTCGTCCAAAACATCGTTTTGCATTTCGTCTGTGAAACCTTTCTGTTTCATTATCTTTTGAGCTGTCCCCAAAAGATAAAACGCATTGCCCTGTGGGCCAC